TTTGGCCGCGGTGAGATGCGCCGCCGGCGCCCTCCGCTGCAGCCGGGCGTGTGCCTGGTCGCTGATGTTGGCAAAGACCGACCTGCGTGAGCCGACAAGTCGTTTTGCTGTGGGTGTGTTGTTCATAACGCAAACAGATTCCAACGGTTGCCTACAATTGTCAATTGGGGTGAATTCCCCATGGCGGAAAAATAATGCTTGCACCTGTGGGCATGTGTAGGCATCTTTAGCGAAATCGATGCGCGCCCACCACGACATCACCCTCGCCTGCCCTGCGGCTTGTCGTGCCGCGCTTGCCTACACATGCCTACAGATTTTATGACAGACACACCACAACTGCTCACGATCCGCGATGCGGCCAATGCCCTGCGCGTGAGCTACGCCACGGCCCGCAAATGGGTCATCGACGGCCGGCTGCCGAGCATTGCCTTCGGGCAACGCACGCGCCGGGTTCCTGCAACGCAACTCGCGAAGTTCATCGCGAACAACACGACGGGAGGAAACTAAATGAGTGCGCTCGAAGTTCTCAGCTATCTCACTGATCCCGTGTTCTGCACGGTTGTCTTGCTGACCATCGGCACGTTCGCCGCGCTGCAGTTCATTAACCGGATCGGAGGCGCCAAGTGATCGACCTCAACATCGACCGGCCGTATCACCCGGATGCGCTGTGCGAATGCGGAGACGCCGAATGCCTCGGACCCGCGGACGCTGTCATTCCGGTGGTTGAAGCGCTGGCTGCCAAGCTGCCGCAGTTGCAGTCGCCGATGCTCAAGCTGATCAAGGAGCGCAACGAGGCGCGCCGCCTGTGCGAACTCCTCGCCGGCTCTTACCCCGACATTGCAACGCTGACCAACGGCAAGGCCATCGATGCGGCCAACGCCGAGATGCACCAGGCGTTGTGGGCGTATTGCAAGACCAAGAAGCACTGGGACAAGCGCAGCTACCAGCTCGGAGATGCGGAATGAGCCAGCCAGCCCGCATCCCGAATCGCTTTGCCATGGAGCGCACCGGCGCCAAGCGCAAGGTAACCAAGAACGCGCTGATGGATCGCCCCGCGACGCGCAAAGACTCCGGCACCAAGGACACCGCCTTCCGCGGCCGCCGCAAGGCCAAGCGGGTGCGTGCGCGCAAGGCGCAGCGTCAAGCGAGGAGGGTGCAACGATGAGCAGCGACAAAGACCCCATCGCGTCGGCGATGATGTTTAACGCCCGGATGACTTTAGACCTCGTCTGGGCGCTGAGTTGGTGGACTGCCATCAACCAAGGAGCATTCAAAGAGTTCTGCAAGGAACTTGAAGCGCGCCGCAAGCTGAACGCAGCGCTGGACGCTTGTGCCAAGGAGGCTGGCTTATGAGCTACGAACTTGGAGACCCAGACGACCGTTGCTGCGACGAGGGCCGCGAGGCGGACATCGAGGAGCGTGACGCGGATGACTGCAGCAAGGCTTACGGCGTGCCGCATGACCCCTACGCGCATCGCACCTCGGAGGAAGATGCCGAGTGGGAAGCGGATAAGCGCTTGGACTACGAGGCGGATCGGATCTGCGGGCATCACTGGGGGAATCGATGAATGAGCTGGCTCTTTTCGCAGGCGCTGGTGGCGGAATACTCGGCGGCAAGCTGCTCGGATGGCGCACCGTCTGCGCCGTCGAATACGACGCCTACGCCGCAAGCGTTCTTGTGGCGCGACAAAACGACGGATGCTTGGAACCGTTTCCCGTCTGGCCTGACGTGCGAACCTTTGACGGAAAGCCGTGGCGAGGGATTGCTGAAGTCGTTTCTGGCGGGTTTCCTTGTACAGACATCAGCGTTGCCGGGAAAGGCGCGGGCATCGAAGGCGAAGAAAGCGGCCTTTGGTCCGAAATGGCCCGAATCATTGGCGAAGTGGGACCGCGATACGTCTTCGTGGAAAACAGCCCAGCGATTGCTGTTCGCGGACTCGGTCGAGTGCTTGGAGACCTTTCCGAGATGGGGTTTGATGCGCGCTGGGGAGTTATTGGCGAAGACGCCTGTGGATTTCAACATCACCGAGCCAGATTCTGGCTGGTTGCCCACGCCAACAGCGACAGACGGCAAGGGCGGAACGACGAGTATTCGCAAGGATACTGGGAGGCAGCGAACGGATCAGCTTCGCCACTACGTCAAGATCCGCTTTGGCGTCACCTATCCGAATCCGAGCTGGCTCGACGAGGTTATGGGCTTCCCGATCGGGTGGACCGCACTCGATGCGCTGGTAACGCCCAAGTGGCACCAGTGGCTGCACTCGCATGGCGCCTCCTCGGCGGACCAACAGCATAAGGAGGCCGCATGACCACCCACGACATCGACCTCGTCACGCAATGGCTCGCCGCGCGGGACAACGAGAAGGCCGGCGCCAAGGTCTACCACGGCGAGCGGCCGTGTTTGCCGGCGGCTGCCATGTTGGCGGTGGCTGAGAGGATCTGGAGGAAGCGCTCGAGGTGATGACCTTCAAGCAGTGGCGAGCGTGCGGACGGAAGCGGCGGTTTCACACCGCGGCAGAGGCGCGTCGTTGTCAGCCGATGATGACGGTCTACGAGTGCAAGTATTGCGGCCGCTACCACCTGACCAAGGGAATCGACTGGTGGGCCAAGCACATTTTGCAACGGAGGTTGGCGGCTTGAAGACGGCGCCTCTCCTCTGCGCTTGGCCGGTCGCCCACAACGAGTGGCGCGTCCAGTCGCGCATCGGTGCGGCGTCCAAATACCTGCGCTCCGGGCTCAAGCTGACGCGCTGCGCCTGGGCTATTTGTGGCGGGCATCTGGTCATCTTCAAGGTCATCGGCGGCAAGGCTGACGCTCAGAGGGTGATGGCGAGTGTGACCCGCTATTTAAGGGAGATTTCTACAGAGAGGGCAATTTACGAAATGCCCCGCAGAGGCACTTTGATTTCCTGACTATGGCAAGACCGCGGACGACATCTAAACCCAAAAAGAAAGCAGCCAAGCCGGAGCCAGACATTGCTCCGGTGCATGTGGGCCGCTCAACCGGCCTCGAGGTGCCCGAAGCGAAGGCTGAGAAGATCGCCGCAGCGCATATGGCCGGCATGTCGATCCGTGAGATGTGCCGCGCGTTCAACACGTCGTACCACACGATCATGGCGTTGATACGCAACAGGCCGGAGCTGTTGGAACGCGCGCGGGAAATCACGTCGAAGAATTGGAAGACCTTGGCCGCAGTTGGGACCGCGGAACTCTTTGAGAGGATACCCGACATGAAGAGTCACGAACTCACTATCATGTCTGCGGTTGCAACAGAGAAATCTGAACTGCTGGCTGGTGGAGCAACGCAGCGTGTGGAGCATGTGATGGCTCCGGCGGCTGACTCTTGGAATAGCTTCGTGAGCGGCCTGCGCAGCGCTCAGGTCATCGATGTGACGCCGGAGCGTGTCGATTTAACGGTTGGCTCAGAAGGACGCGAGACGCAAAAGGCTGCTGCTCTGCCGGCTGCTGCTATTGAGATTGAGACTGACTCTACAGAGGAAAGCGAGAGATGAGCCGCAAACCGACCAAGTCGTTAATGCGACAACAGAGTAGAGCTGCTGCACATGAGAGTTATTGGGTTCGGTTATGGAGGGGAGGAGGGGGTCTGTTGTTATCAATTTCTCTAATACCCCCCACCGATAGCGCCTCCCGAAATTTTTTGTAAAAACACGACCATGAGCTACGGCAAAGACGGCGGACCACTGCATGAGGCGATGATTAACCTCATCCCTTGGGTCATCTACACGCTGCAACAGGTGTGGGAAGACATGAGGGTCGGCGGGAGCATCGACGAGATGTTCACCCATGCCCTTATGGGAACGCTAAACTCTGGCCGCAGGGGGCGCCAGATACCGGATGGCATTATCTGTTGGGACGGCGGCAATGCGCTCATCGAGATTGGCAGGTGCCGGCCAGACAAGTGGCACGACCGCCCTTGGATTCATTGGTCTTTTGACGGACGCACAACCGTCATCAATCACAACGGCGATCCGATGCTCAATGAGGTCGCCGAGTATTTGGAAATCGCGGCCCAAAGGCCCGAG